GGAGTCCAAACTTTTTTATGAGATGTATTTTCTCTTGTTTGACTCGCACGTGAGGTCTTCTTGTCTATTGTATTTTCCATATGCTTTATCCCTCCTTCGTGATATTTAATTGTTTCGCATACTCTTCGAGTGGCACACCTAATTTTTTAGCGATTGTGACCTGTGATGGTGTGAGCCTCACAGTTTTGCGACCAGTTTTGGTACTTCGCTTCGCTGAAGCTACTGTTTGTACCGGAGCAGATCGTACTTCTTCTCCCGAACTATTAGTATTACCAAATTTGTGCGGGAATTCAAGTCTTATTCTTTTATCTATTTCAGAATAATACTCGTCTGTAGTTGGGTCAAAACCTTCTCCTTCAGTCAACTTTTTATGAAGATCAAAAGCAGTGTAAGTCATGGCTGTATCTTGACCAAACCATGAGTTTTTTTCACTCCATGCTTCAGCTTTAGGATCAGGTGCATTTTGTTGCACTGGCTGTTGTCTTCTTAAATTAACTTCTGGTTTAGGCTGATTTACTACAGTTTCCCTAGCAAGTTTAGCTTCTTCAAGTCTAGCTTTTTTAACACCTAATTCAGAGATAGAAGCCATTGCATCTGCTTCAGCGTCTAGATCATTTGCTTCTCTAGCTGCTGCAAGTTTAGCTTTTGCTGCTGCAACACCTGAAGTAATACTTTCTTCAGACACAGAAAGAAAATTAGGTTCTATTTTTTTTAATTTTTCTTCTGTTTGTTTTTTCTCTTTGATAGTTCTTTCAGCGTAAGATAAAGCTTCGTCTTTTTGTCTTTCAGCCTCTCTCCACTTCTTAGTTAATTTAGCTATTCTTTTTTGTACACTATCACTGTACTGTTCTAATTCTTCTGTATTTTCTTTCTTGTCATCTAATTTGACTTCTCTTTCATTTTCGTATGTCTTGTCCTCTGCAACAGGTCTTACAGCCGGGTTTTCTTTTATTTCCGGTTGTTCAATTTCTGTTAGATCTTTTTCTTCAGCAACATCGACGTCCATTGCTGGACCAGAGGTATCGATATCAACTGTTTTTTTCACTTCTTCAGTGTCTGGCATAGTTCCTCCTATGATTGTTAATATTGATGAAGTATATCTTCAGGGTTTTCGATGGTTGCTAAAACTTCATCATCATTTAGCAATCTAACTTCCCCGCCATCGATTTGTATTCGGCTGCCTGCATATCTTGCAAACACAACCCAATCACCTTTTTTACACCAAGGCCCTTCAGGAAATTTTTCTTTGTCATAACAATGTGGTCCCATTGCTAAAACCAAACCGCATTGAGATGCAACTTGTTGTTTCTCTAAAGTGTCTTGACCTAAAATTAAACCACCTTTAGTTTTCCCTGCCATTTTAAATGGTAGAAGTAACATTCTCCAACCAGTAGGTTGAGGTAGTTTATCTGATTCTTTTGATTTTAACCTGTCGTAGGTTTGTTGTTCTTTATCTTTTATTTCTTTATTTTCTTTTTCGTATTTATCAGCCAAAGCATATTTAATCTTCGGTGTTTCCGAATTTGATAACTGTTCCTTTTTCATCTTTTTGCTCCTTATCGTTTAGCAGGTTAGAGATATCCTGTGATATTTTATAATAGGCATGTGCCTGTCCCATCATATACTTATATTTTTCCATATTGTCAACACTACCAGCAATCATTGCATCACCAATCTGTTGATATGATTCTTTTAGTTCTCTCTGTATTTTAGTCAGTATTCTTAGTTCGTCCATTTGCTATTTTACCTTTGTTTATACCTTTCTTAATAATGTATTCTTGTGTTCCATTTGCACCTGTCTCAACTTCTTTACGAAGGTTTTTAAACAGACTTTTTTGTTTTTCTTCTTTTTCTTTTTTTATTGAAAAAGTTTCTAATAGTTTTGTATCTCGCATCACACCAACTATCTATGTAATCTGTAATATTGTCAATAGTTGCACAAAATTTATATATAAAATTATCTAACATTTCCATCTTTTCCTAGCTTGTCTTAATCTAGAATTAGGATCTTTAGCAGCTTTAGGAAATTTTTTCATTTGCCCTGCACTACGTGCACAATAAGACTTACGTCTATTAGCATCTTTAGAACCAGGTTTTACTTTACCTGTTACAGCTGTTTTTAATTTTGATCCTGGATTTTTTCTTCTGTAAGCAGCAACACCTTTAGCTGTCATTCCAGCTCCAGATTTAGTAGATCTAAAATTTTTTTTATTTCTAGCAGGCATGTTATCTTGTTTTCTCATGCTATTTATTTTTCTTAGTAAATGTTTTTACGTTGGTTGGTTTACCACCAGGATTACCAGCTGCTCTTTTTCGTTTGACAGCACTCGCCTTTTGCGACTTTGACATCCGTGTGGCTTTTGCAAGTGGAACGCATTTCGGATATTTCCTCTTTGAGCCTTTGCTTCTCCCGCAAGGTTGATATTTCCCGTTCTTCTTCGGAGCTCCAATGTCCACCCATTTGTCGGCTACCCATTTTCTTAAACCACCCTCTGAATAGTAGGTACGCATTACGAATTCTTTCCGAAAGCATCCTTATTCATTCCTCTGATGCAAATTCCACCACCTTTTAAATGTATACGTCCACCTTTTGCCTTTTTTACTTTATCTATAGTAGTTTCTTTTTTTTGTTGTCTTTCAGGAACGTCATTAATTTCTTGTTTGACATCTTCAGGTGTTTTTACTTTATCTTTATCAGTTAATAAATTTTTTTTTCTTAATGAGTTTATTTTATCTTTTAATTTTTCTGACATTATACATCCACCATCATTGTTAAATCTTCGTCAACAATTAAACCTCCGTTAGCAGCTTTTTTTCTTTTACCCTTTTTACCGCCTGGAGTAATTTTACCAGAGCATACACCGGAAGCATACATATTAGCGTATGCCGAAGGGTAAACTTTAAATTTACGCTTTGCTGCTGCTTTTCCTTTTGGACATAGTTTAGCCATTATATTAATCCTTTGTAATATTTTTTATAACTAGGGTTTCCAACTTCTACTCCACCAAGATCTCCTGAAATATAACTTCCGTTGTAATCTCTTTGAGCTTGTTTAACCATATCGTTTTCTCCAGAGCCTTTAGAAAAATATTTTCTACCTTCTAAAGCTGATACACGTGCTGTCTTTTCAGTCTTCTTCTTTTTTTTCTTACCAGCCATTTGCTGAAGAAGTTTTTGTATAGCTTTTTTAGACCTAGCCATTAAAATTACTTATTAATCTTACCTGATTTTTTAGCTTTAGAACCAAACTTACCATAAGACTCATTAGCTGAATCTTTTAATTGCTTTTTAGTTCTTTTCTTTTTTATTCTCATTGCAATTGATTCATCTTTTCTATCTTTGAAACCTTGTTTCTTTTTTTTGACAGCGCCACCTTTTTTATACATAGCTCCGCCTCTCATACCCATGTCATCTTTGTAAAAACCAGACGCCATATCTTTTCTAGCAGTAGACATTCCACCACCCATTTTTTTTGCTCTTCCGCCATTCATCAAAGCTTGTCTTGATTGAGTGACTTGTTTATTAAATCTTGGATTTGCCATTATTTTTTTCCTCCGTTTTGTTTAAATATTTGTGTTCCTTTTATACCATAAATACTCGCCACGACAAGTATCCATAAATTTGTGAACCATTTTGGGAGCTCTGAGAACATGTCAAAAAACAATTTTACCTTGTCCATAGCGGTTGGATCGTCCGATACGACTGCCCAGGCCAAAATTGCTATGGGCAAACTTAAAATTATCAAAACTGCCTCGTCCTTCCAGTCCGATTGTCTGGCTTCAAGTAGTTTTCCTTGGTAAGCTTCCTTACCTTCGGCCATACGAGATGCATGCATAAGCTGTGCATCTGACATAGCTATCTTCGTCTTCTGCTTATTAGCGTAAATTTTACTTCCAGCAGAAACGGCTAGTTTAATTGCCGAAAACCACATGTTAGTACCAAGTTGCTGTTTTCTTTTTGTCTTTTAGCATTCTTTTAGTTCCTCTGATCTCAGTTTTGTCCCCTGTTGGTATGTAATTTCTTGGCATACCGTTTGCAGTGGTTAAAGATCTTGGATCCAACTCTATATTTTGAGAAGGAATGCTTATTTCAGACTGTGAAAAAGATTTATCTTTTTTATCCATAGTTTTCTCCTTATTTTATTTTAACTTACCTTAATTTTTTACTATTTGCTATCTATTTTCGCCTTCATACTTTTCTATTTCAATATTTGGCATCATTTTATCAACATTTGGTATTGATTTACTAAGAATTGTTTTTTCAATTGATGTATCAGCTCTCATTTGTGCTAATTCTGCAGTTTGATCAAGCTTTTCTTCATGCTCACGTTGATTCATCATTGCTTTCATCTTATCAAGGTTAATTCTCTCTTCACCTTCTTTTCTTTTTCTCTCATTATCTTGTGCTCGAAGGTCTAATTCTCTTGCTCTTAACTTAGCAATTGGATCATCACCAAAACCAGAGGTAACTTCTCTCTCTTCTTTCAAGAATTCTTCCATCATGTTGGCAATCAAGACAGCTTTTCTTGCTTCAATCTTTTGATTTAGCTGTTGAGCAGCTTGTCCTATCTGTGGATTAGCTTGAGCCATCTGATTCATCTGAGCTAGCTGTTGTAATTCTTCAGGAAACTCTAATTCAATTTGTTCTTGAGCCATAAGACTAATATGTTCAAAAATATTTTTCTCCATCGCAGCCATGATAACAGGATTGTTCTGTGCCATGTTAGTTGCCATAAAATTTAAGTGTGAAGTTATGTGTGCTCTATGATCTTGACCAGGGAAAGCTTGAAAATTTTTACCGCTTATTGCCATGATGTTTTCTAAACTAGGATCAAGTGGTTGAGGCTGTTCAGGTTTAAGTAAAACAGTATCAATATTTTTTACACCCAATGCTTCATACATATGTCTATACGCTTGATACATATTGTGCATCTGCGGGTTTGATTGTGCCAGCTGCAACTCTGTTTGTGCGAGGGAAATACGCTGAGTTTGAGAAAAGATGTTGGGATCAGCAACTGGCAATATATCTACTCTATCATCAAAGTCAGTTTGTTTAACTGTTCTTTGACCCCCAACTACGTCATACGGATATTCCGCTGGTAGATATAATTTGAATACTCTAGCTAATAATTTGAATTCGTTTTTTAAAGAAGAGTAAATTCTTTTGTGAATAGCAGACATAGTTCTACTGCCACGTTCTAGTAAAGCAACTGTAGTTCCAACTGCAGCTTGTTGATTGCCATCACCAACTTGTAAATCAGCAATCGATGCAAACCTTTGACCGGCTTGTACCACAATACCCATCAAGTTTAATAAGGTAGCTGATGGTTCTTTAAATGGTAACATCATAAATGAATCTTTTAAGTTTCCACCTGGTGCATCTACATCTCTAAATTCACCTGGTTGAATTGACTGTGCATCATCTCTAATTCTAATACCACGCATTTTAAATCCAGCGGGTAAGTTAGATAAAGTTCCTGCATCCAATAATTGACGGAGTGCGGCAGTTGCAGTTCTGCTTAAACCGCCAATCATGTGGATTAGACCAAAGCCATAAAAGCCTAGTCCTGGAAGAAATTTAAAATGAGTAAAGTATGGAATTTTATTTTTATCTGGATCACCAATTTCATAGTTACGTCTAATAGATAAAACATTTCTTGTAGACTCATCTACTGTTACTATGTAAGGAATTTTAATTCCTGAAGGATCACCTGATTCATCAGTATCCTCAAAACCTTCAATGTCTAAATTAACATGACATTCTAAAAGAGTGTAAACATCATCGTCTTGAGTTTTTCTTTGACCTTCTAGTTCTCTCTCTTTTTTCTCAACATCATCTTCAACTTGTCTTGGAGAACCAAGATCAATATCTAAATAGAAACCTGCTACTTGTTGTTTTCTTAATTCGTTCTTAGAAATTTTTACCCGATGGATGATTGCCTCTGCATCGTCTAATGAGGTAGCCGTGTAGGGTACAATCAAATCATCTGCCGGTACGAACTTTGATACTGCTTGTTTAGATAACTCATCATAATAAGTTTTCTTAAAAGCTGACCCTGCTAATGGAAGATAAAATAACAGTTGATCAAAGTCGGGCTCATAGTCTTTCATTTTTTCCATGAGCTCGTAGTTCATAAAATCTTTAACACGTTCTGCTTGTTGAGATTTTTGTTCACTTGGAGCACCAATCACAGCTGTTCTAACTGGACCATCTGCTGGAAGTAATTCTTTGTAAGCTAGCGCTTGAAATTGAGTAACAGCTTCTGCAAGAACTGGGTGAGTTGCACCTGAAGCTCCTTGAAAAGGTTCTGTTCTCATATCATATTTAAAACCTAATAAATCTAAACCTTGAGTGTAAGAACGTTCCCATTCTTTTCTACCCATTTGATAGTCTTGGTATTTTTGAGAAAGGTCTGATCCCATCTCATCTAAAACATTTTCTGGTAAAAATTCTGCTAAGTTTGCATAGTGCTCGTCGCCACCTTCTGGTTGCGCTGCTTGTGGATCAAAATCTATTTGTACTGATCCATCTTCTAATTCTGTTTTTTCTATGGGCCCTGGTGCCTGTTGCTCTTCTACTGCTACCTCTTGTACAGCTTCTTGAATTTGTTCTTCACCCGGTATAATTGCCGAGCCTCTTGGACCTTGCGTCAGGGACTTGTCTATTTTGTCTGCCATTTTTTATTTTCTCCAGTTTCACTGTCTTAACAGTATTATAGTTAATATTCAACCCTTGAGGCGTGGGTCCTGATTCAGGCGGCAGGAGCCAGGTTTTAGGGTACGTATGTTTTGGTTTCATCTTCTACACCTTTGTTTTCTTCTATAGTCTCTCTAAATCTTGTAGGAATACTTTGCAACATTGATTCAATACCTTGCTTTCTTTCCATTGCATTTTTTAAAAATTGTTCTTCTTCACTTAATGCAGCTTGCTCCAAAGCAACGTTTGCCATTTTACCAATATTAGGATTGTTCATAAACATAGATCCTGCACTTGCAGCGGCTTGAGAAAAAGGTGCTCCAGACATATACATCATTGGAAAATCTATTGCAGCGGCTATTGCATTATCTGCTTTACCAGGGAAGGCAGTGGTAAGCGCATCAATACCTGGTCTAATGCTTCTATAAGCGTTACCTGCATTTTTTATTTTTTGATTAAAAGAATCAAATAAATTTCTTATCTTAGACTTTTCTGGTTGCTCTACTTTATCTGCAGTGGTTACATTAGGTGTTTTTTTTAAAAGTTCTAAATCAATTTTCTTTTTACCTAGTTCAATAATTTGATTAGCTTGTTCTTTTGTAATTTTAGATAAATCTAAATCACCTAATTCACTTCCATAAGCCATTCCTTTTTTAGGATCAAAGGAAATATCTTTTGATTTTTTTACATTTCCTTTTTCATCAATATTTAATAATTCAAAATTAACTAAACCTTGAGCACTAGATCCTTTTAACTGACTACGTAATCCTTTCATTTTACTATTATAGTCTTCAATAAGTATTTTTTTATCTTCAATTGATATATTTTTACTTTTTAATTTTTGATTTAATTTTGTAAGAAGCTCATTTCTTTGACCTTCTATTTTTTCTACTATTGGGGAAGTATTAATTTCTGATGGTATCAAACCAAATCTACTTAAAGTCTGAGTAGTAAACTTTGGCTGACCGTGTTGAATAACAACATCTTTAGACATTGTTCCAGGAAATTTTTCTGTCTTATATTCTCTTAGAGCTCTGTAGATTCCATAAGGATCTTGTTTTTTATACATAGCAGCCTTAGCTCTTTTTATAGCTAGCTTTTCTTTTGAAGTTAAAAATGGAGTTACATTTTTTTGATACTCAGGGCTATCTGCTATTTGAGTTATTAAATCTTTTAATTTATTAATACCATCTTTGTCAGCAGGAAAATATTTTGTTTTTTGACCATCTAAAAAAGTATCCATTAACTCTTTGTATTGATCTCCAATTCTTAAACCAGCGGATTTACTTTTAGTACCTGTAGATTGAATACTTATACCTTTAATATCTTTTGTAATTTTTTTTAAATCATCAAAAGCTTCTTGGTCAACTTCATATACTCCAGTATTTTTTTTAGCTGCAGATGCGTCCCCAGCTTTTTTACCAGACTCTATATAAGAACTAACTTTAAAATCATCTCCTTCTTTTAAATATTTTCTGACAGAAGTTGTTGAAGATTTAGTTCCTTTAGCTATCTCCATTATAGTAGGAGCTGTGCCTTTTGCTTTTTTAAAATTTTCTACAAACTCTACAAGTTTAGTTTTAGTCCCTTCAGAAAATTCTTTTCTAAAAGATAACCCTGCATAAGGATCTCCAAATTGATTTATACCTATGCCTATGCCTGCATTAAAAAGATCTTTGTCATAACTTAACTCAGCTTCCACGGGATTTCCGTATATATCCTTATCCAAAAGACTTCTTGGATCAAAACTAAACTTAAGACCTAAATTTTTTGTAATATCTTTACCGAAACCAAATCTGGTATTTAAAAAGTCAGGGGTTGGATTGAAACGTATAGGTGGTGGTGTAACTTCAACTTGATCTCCTCCATCACCATCGCCACCATCTCTAAATCCTCCAGTTGCAGTGGTGCCTGGCGACATTGCTTTACCTTGCTTTGTATCAGCTAATGCTCCTTGAAAAAAATTTGATCTAGGCAAAACATTTTGTTCTTTTAAATAATCGTCGTAATATTTTTTTCTATCTTTAATAAAATCAATACCTTCTTCCATTGTAACAACACCTTCTTCAACAGCCTTGTTTAATTCTTTCTGCATTAAGTCTACAAGAAAACCATTAGAAGATTTTTCAGTTCCATATACACCTTGTAATAAAGTGTCTGTTTTCTTTTTAAATTCTAATGCGTTGTAAGGTTTCTTTGGTGGAGGTGTGCCATCGGCAAAATTCTCACGTCGTACCAGATACGACATCATCTCGTTGTACTCGTGAATTTTCAATTTACAGTCCTAGTATTGCTGCTAGACCGCCTGATTGTTTTTTTTCTCTTGGGAGAACCCCTTTACCAATTAAAATATCTTCTTGTGTAATTTCTCCATCACCTGATAGATCAGGGAAAGAACCGCCAGCTAAAGTAATTCTAGATTTGTCATCTTCAACTAACTCAGCCATCATTTTCATTTCAGGGTTTTTAGCTGTACCCATTCTCATCTCATAAAATTCTTTTATTTCATCTAATGAGTTTGGCTTACGTCCTTTTGCTCTAATAAATTCTTTTACGATTGCTTCAATTGTAATTTTAGGATCAATTGATGCTTGATCACTCATAGCTTGATCTCTAAATTGTTCAAAAGACATAGGGTCTTGACCCATCTCTAATACTTCAAATCTGTATTTTTGATATTCTTCCATTAGCATTGGATCTTCTCTGTCTGCCATTTGCATGATCCCTGAATCCTGAGCCCTGACTTGTTCACCCATAGGCACGCCTTGGTCTTTCATTAATTCGATTGTATCTAAGTCTTCTTCTTGAAACTCTTCAACTTCATCGCCAGTTGCATACATGTTTCTCATAATTCCTCCGTTAGCCTTTTTTTGTGGATCCTTAATTTTTATATTATTACCTTTTATGTAATCAGTCAAGGTTGCATACCCTTGATTATCACGCTCGAAAGCATCTATAATATCTTTGTACTCTTCTTCCATCAATAATAAGTCCTCTGTTGTGGAGGCATTTTTTCCTCCTCATAATCTTCAGGATGGTTTATTAAACCTCCCTGTCTAAATCTCATAACAGCTTGGGTCATAGAGTCCACTAGATCATCGTGATCTCCATAAGGAAAAGCTGCACATTCCTCAATGACTTCTTGCGCAAAGTCCATATCTTTGGGCGCCCATATCAGTCCCGACTCAAAGAGCGGAGATACTGCGTTTACCCTCGTGTGTTTATCGTTACCACGAGATGGTGAAAAATTTATAACAGGAATACCCATCTTACGCAACTCATAAGTTAATGGAAGCCCTGATGCCTTACTCTCGATTATAACGGTTTCTGGATTCCAATATCCATACTGCTCCATTGCAATACGCCGGAGTTCAGGGAATTCATATCTACCTTTTAATGCATCAACTAATATTAAACTTGGTGGAGAATCTTCATTCTCTTGAAAAACGCCCCAGGTGGTTATAGCAGAATAATCGGCAGTTTCTTTTTTCATAAAAGCTGTATCGTAAGATTGTATGATGTGTTGTAGTGGAGGCATTTCATCTTTCTCCCAATCTTTCCACCACTCACGTTTTATTAATGCACCTTCTTCTGAAGTAGGATTCTGCATGTATTGTGCATTCCATTTAGTTAAAGGGATAGAAGCCTTTACTGATTCTAAATCATCTAACTTCCAATACTCTGGCCAAACAGGTTTACCTGATGGCAGGATAGCAGGGAATTCTACCACTTCCCATTGATCAGCTTTAACCCCTTGTTGAGCTTTTAATAATCTCCCTGTTAAATCTTTTTCATTCCATCTTGTCATGATGACAACAATTGATCCACCAGGTTGAAGACGTTGACGTGGACCAGAAGTATACCACTCGTAAGTTCTCTCAAGGGCTTGGTTGTTCATAGCATCTTGTTCAGTATGTGGGTCATCAATAATTAGTAGATCAGCTCCCCGTCCTGTAATAGCAGAACCAACACCGGCAGCATAATATTCTCCACCTTGTTCAGTTTCCCATTTACCAGCGGCTTGAGAATCTGGATTAAGTCTAGTTTTAAATACTTGTTTGTATTCTGGTGAGTCCATTAAAGATTTAGCCTTACGACCAAACCTTACAGATAATTCAGTTGTGTTAGTGGATTGAATAATTTTTAGTTTAGGATTTCTACCAACCATCCAGGCAGGCAAAAGGTAAGAACCAAATTCAGACTTAGTATGTCTGGGTGGCATGTTAATAATTAATCTTTTAATTTTACCTTGAGCAAGTTGATCAAACTTATTTGCAATTCTTTGGTGATGTTCACCTTCAATAAAATCTGGCCAAACATGTTTTACAAAATCCATAAAGTTATTTTGTATTCCAGCAGTTTTTTTCTTTTCACCATACTGCGCAGCTAGTAATGAAAATTGTCTTCTAACATCAGCAGGTAATTTTTCGAAGTTCTTTAACTTATCTTTATTTATCATTTGAAAAATTTTTTCTAGAAAATTTTTACACTATTTTTTTAGAAAGTAAAAAAGTATTATAAGGCTTTAAACGTATGAAAGCTGGCATAAATACAAACTATTGGGACCCCTTTTATAAAAACAAAAAAACCTTTTTAGAAAAAAAAGCAAAACCCATAATGGGTCTGGTACCTCTATCAATCATAAGAACCCAGCTGCTTTCCGTGCACGTACTCACAGCCGAGCTAACTCCAGGTTGCTACCTTGCGGTCACTGCTTACGTCCAGGGAAATGCCATAGGCAAGATGTGTACGCCCTTGAGCTATCAAATTCTCTTGATGCCTGGCGCACAACCTATGCTTGTATGCAAGGAATGCATAGGGTGTGCGCTTGGCTACTAGTCTAACAGAACGTAGTATTCATCAACAAAGTTCTTTTGGAACCATGTCAAACCTTTTTGTACTGTGCTGAAATCCTCAACACGCTCTGCACCAATGATAGTGTCATAGATTGCTACAGCAAATGCAGGGAGCTTGGCACCTGCTGAATAGTTCTCGTCACTAAATCTATTTAGTACTGTTATTTCTTTAATTGGATCTGCACCAAAGTAACATTGGTTAAATGGTTTTGGTATTGTGTATGTTTTATTTTTGTATTGTATTTGCATTTCTACCTTTCTGTTATATATCCTACTATATCCTATATTCTATGCGTTGTCAACCCTTTGAATAGAATATTCTGGACCCCACCTATCTTCATCGTTCTTGACCTTGGCATAACCTTGGCTCTCTCGTCTGTGTCTGATAAACTCTATCGGTCGACCATGCTCAATATTATCCATGTTAACTTCTAACCATTGCATTTTACAAGATTGATTACAAAAATATCTATCGCCATTTATCGGAGTATAACCCCACGTGGTAGGCGACCTATCCATATTAGCATATGCATAACGACCTCTAATCACACCTCTAGATTTTAAAAATCTATCTGTTGTAACTTGTTCATGGCAATTTGGTCCTTGGCAAAAATGTTTATTTGGCATTTAGTACCTCACTTTCCAACTACCCTTGGCAGTTCTATATCCGTCTTTGTCTATATCAAAGTAAGTCATTAAGTTTGCGCCTTGCTTACTTGTCCAATATCTTGACTTGTCTGTCCACTTTCCATCTCTTGTGATATGTTTCTTATCTTTGTTTGAGTAGTAAGTTATTTTGAATGTTGTGTTTTCTTGCATTTCTACCTTTCTGTTATGTATAGGATAATATCATATTACCCTATACATGTCAACCCTTAATTTAAACTTTCTTCATATTGTTTTCTTGCCAATATTTTTGCCTCTCTTGTGTTGGCTGATTGTTTGTTCTTCATGCCCTTAATCATACTTGCTAGATTACTAGGGTTGTAGATTGTCAATCCTGTTGAGTTGGTTCTAATTAACTCGGCCTCATCAACTTGAATACCTAGTTCAGTTGCAAGTTCAATACCCTCACTAAGATATCTGTATGCTTTCAAACCAATTTTTAATTGATCGCATTGTTTTTGAATCGTATCAATCCATGTTTGGTGCTTTGATACAACATTAGCTTTTGCAATTCTCCAATTCTCAAATTGAGTGTACTCATCTTTGGTACATGCTATTGCTCTTGATCTACAATAAGAAGTTCCAATGACATCAAGATAGTATGGGTCATCAAATGTTTTAGTCATACCAACATTATCACTACTATTGTAGTGGCCACCATAACCCAATGCTTTCATACACTCATCAACATGTTTGGTTTTGTGTGGGTTATCTTTGTTTTCTTTTTGTTGTGCAAAGATATCTGGGTTGCAATCCATAGCTTTTAAATCTTCTCTAAAATATGCAACTGCAAATTTCTTGCCGTCCTCGTGTCCATACTCACTACCATTTAGATTACCAAACAAACCAAAATCAAAGTGTGATTTAGTTTCTTTAGTGTCGCCCTCATCATCAGTATCTTCGTTATGTGCAAAGTAAAAACATTTATCTTTTGCTACAACATCACAAGGGTCGCCATATTTCTTTTTGAAAGTTCTTAATACTGCAACATCTTCTGGTGGATATGATCTTGCAACAACTTCTTTTGCAAGTCTAATTGCAC